GGTTTATCCGCTTTGGAATGACAACGCAATTGAGCGCGCGCGCGGGCTGGAATGCCGTGGGTGCAGTCGCTGCGTACTTTGCGACCTCGAACTGTGAACCACTAATGAACTCATACCCTGCGTTAACCAGCCCCTTGAACTTAAGTCCGATGCTGGCATAGGCAGCCCGAGACCACGCCTTCTTACCGCCCGAAACTGAGTAGTCCAAGGGGGGCGAAGCGATGGCGAAGTAGCGGCGATAGCCTGAGGTCTGGGTGACGTCGGAGGTTGTAGCCCCGCCATTGTGGCTGCGCACCAGGACCATGGCCGGATCGAGCGCGTTGATCTGGTAGTGCGCGAAGTCACGGAAGGAGCCATATGGCTCATTGAGGTATCCCTGAGCGGTTTCGTGCAGTGATAGAAACCCAAAGGATACTGAGGCGATCTTGGTGGCTGGAGTCCCCGCTGCAGCGCCGGAGAGTAGCCGCAGTGTGCCTGATGCCGAGCCGGGGTGGGGGCGTAGCACCCTTCCGCGCGCGCCAGCGACAAGGCTAAGCAGTGATGATCCTGAAGAGAACTGAGTCATGGGTTAGGCCACCCCGAGTCCGTGGAGGGTTGCGGTCTGGTTGAAAGTGGAGGTAACACCAAGAACCGAGACCCCATTTCTCATGACCGTAATTTCGGTACCGATAAAGTTTACTGTGATTCGGTCATTATCGGAGAATGGTGTGGAATAGGATCCGAGCAGCGTGTCAGTTCCAGGCATGCTGGAGTACAAGGCGGTCCTGGTGGCCTTTAGGAATGTTGTAGTGTCCCCTCGGAAGGTGACGAACTGCTTGTTGGTCCCCACTGCCGCAGCGTCGAAGGTAGCGGATACGTTTCCGTCTGCGGATCCAGGAACAGTGATCAGCCCGGTAGTAAGAGGCCACAGCACACCACCGGCTAGGTCGGAGACAGTCCACGTCCCACTTGGTACCGTCCATGTCATCCCTCCCGTGTCCAGCGTACGACCCACTAGCGTTCCAAAGCGGTTGCCAAATGAGTCGAACGTAGAACCAGAGGTGGACTCCTTCTCGGTGTCTACCGTGGCCACCAATGCGCCCAACTGGTCGAAGAACTCAATCACCGGGTAGGCCGGGATAATGAAGCCCGCACCTGCCTTGGCATACAGAGACACGGCGAGGTTGACCCGGTCGTCAAGACCAATGCTCTCCCAGTAGCCATCATCGATGAGCCCACCGCTAGGCGCGATTCCCATGACTTCGTGCGTGGCCCGATAGACCTTGCCGTCGAAGTTTACGAGGGTGTCCCTCTGGTAGTTATCAGTATCTAGGTAGGGTAGGGGAAGCGGGATCGGCGCACCGAACTTGAAGACCTGACCACGATCTGTCGTCGTCTCCCCTAGGCGCTTTGCGATGGAGCGGGCCCCAAGATCAGCAGTCGAACCTGTGGCGTTGGAGACCTTAAGTGCATTGGATGTCAGGTCAGTGGCACTCTGGACTGACTGAACCCCCAAGGCCAGCACCAAGGTTGGGTCGAGCGTGCCTGAGTAATGTGTGGGCTCCCACCCAGCAATGGCTCCGTCAGCATCGACGAGGGTCACATCTGTGGTGTTCGCAAGGTTCGTCCACCACGTGTTACTCGCCTGCGTACCGGAAGGTGCCTGAGCCTGCCCGTATGCACCTCCGGTATTGCACTGGTAGACATAGCCATTGAACCTGATGCGCTCTCCGACCGCGTAGTTGAGGAAGGTGGTGTACAGCGGGTAGGTCGGGTGGATGAACGTCGCAGCATCATCGTTGACCATTTGGTTCGGGCTCAGGGACAACTCGACATCCAGGGACGTCGTCATGGAGATCAGCGACTGGAGTTGCTCCAGCGTGCCCTTCTCCCGGCCGAGCACAGCCGCGCTGCCTACGCGCTGGCGGAAAAGCCTGCTGGGGGCGGAGGCTTCATAGATGATACCAAGTTGATCAGCCAAGCGCGCCAGATCGTTGATGTGGCTTTTCTTCGGGTCATTGAGGAATTGTAGTGAGTCGAGGTTCGTCTTGACATAGTCAAGCCCCCATCCGAGGACGTTGAGGAACTTCTTGAGCGTCTCGTTCTCGATGGGGCTGTCATTGGCATCGGTGCCGCTGGTTTGGTGGTGGGCAGGAAGGTGGTCGAACAGCCGCTGACCATACCCATGGTTGACCACCATCAGGGTCGAGGTGCCTCCGGCTCGCTGCCATACCCCTTCCGACTGTACAAATAGGGTGTAGTAGTGCCATGCGCCAGCGCGCACACCAGAGTCAATCAGGCTGTGGTCGGGTGCTGTAACATCCAGCAGGATCTCTCCGTCAGTCTCGTTTACGGAGTAACCCGTGAAGTTCTTCAGAACTCGGAGGCCTGTCCATATACCGCTGGGGCTCTGCCATGTAAGTGAGATGAGGTCATATCCCATAGGTTCGGCGACAATCGGGTCAACCTCGAAGTCAACAAACTTAGATGTTAGTGGGAGGTTAGTTCCCGTTGCACCATAGAGAGACCAGTCGATGACAACTGGACCATACCTCTCGGTGCCATAGCGGGTGTACTTGTAGATCGCCACGAACTAGACCTCTCGAAGGAAGACGCCGCTCAACCGTGGACTATGTACTGACTGCACCGTTCCACAATTCTGTGTGACAGCGAGCCTTACTTGAGTGCCCACCGTAAGGATCCCCCTGTAAGTGACCTGCATGGACAGCGTTGACAAAGCGGGCCCTATGGCATCCTGTGCTGCTACCAATGTGTTATTCGTGTACAGCACTAATCTTCGGGTACCGATGGAGGCACTTGCCGCCCACACGATGCTGGCAGTCACGTCGTACCACCCAGTCTTCTTTATCTGAAAACCGTTTACCCCGTTGTACCACCCGAGTGGATCATAACTCTCCGAGGGTCTATCCAGGGAAATCGTCGTGGTGGTAAGTGCTGCCCTAGTGGAGATGGGAACCTTGGTATAGTTCTCCCAGGTCGCGAAGATGGGACGTGTTATCCCACTCTCCAATGCGGATAGACGAGCAGCAAGGCTGTTCATTGGGCCAAGATCGATGGCAGGGATATCAGAAAGGTCCATCAGGTGTGGATTGACACCGAGGATGCTCTCCAGAGCCACAACCTCATCCTGCAGGTCGTTGACATCCTGCGCCATGACATCCATGGTGTAGTCCATCTTTGTCGTGAACTGCTTGATCGCTTTTGGGTATGACGCGGACATTAGGATACCCCTCCAGAGGCAGTGACGACGAGATTACCAAGAACGGGGAGTTCCCAGTCACGGAACACCATGTCGGATGTTCCATACTGAACCGCATCGGATCGGACGACGAGTGGAATGGTGACATACTGCACGCCCTCCACACTCATGATGGTGGCATAGAAGTCCGAGACGGTAAGGCGCATGGCGAAATCGACGGAAGTAAGGCCAAGCATTGTACGTATCGCCTGCTGAACATTGTATAAGACAACTGCTTGGCTGTAGCGTCCATAGACCTGAACCGAGATTGGATTGAAGCGCGAGCAGAAGGTCGAAGATCCGGCTGACGTCGTGACAATTGCTACACCGCCCGGGGTGGCAGCCAGGGTCAGGGTGGTGGTCGTGGGAACGGACGCGACATAGTAGGTGGTGGACTCCACGAGGGGGGCACCATCAGTCATTGTGCCTAGTTGCACCGCATCTCCCACGAGAAGCCCGTGGGCTGCTGACACCGTCAGCACGCCCGTAGTGATGTCTACGGTTACCGTTCCGAGGCTAGTTGAGTTACCACCAACATTCACACTGATGAAGGCAGGGCTAGCGACCGATATGGAGCAGCCTGCTAGTGCCTTACCTGCCAGCACCCGCTGGACGTTCGATATCAAGAGAGCATTTGGTGCAGCCCCATTGGGGCCAACAACGAAGACTGTTACCGAGGTGAAAGATCCAGCGACCGCATTAGCACGCAGGACTCCCGGAACGGAAATGGTGGCATCAATGAAGTCCTGCAGAGTCACTGCGCGGTTCTGCGTCCGGAAGGCTCGGGGTGCATTCGATCGGATCTGGTCGGTACTCTCCTGGTCAGTTCCAGAGATCATGGCACTCGACATGCTTTGTCCAGCGTTATCAAGGGAGACGCTAACCCCAGACACCGAAGGATCAGCGATGTTGATTACCTGATTCGCACTGATGTTTCCTACTACACCACCACCGATTCGATAGGTGGCATAGACGTTTAACTGATTGTTGGGTATCTGTCCATTGAGGTTATCCCCAAAAGAGACCCATGTTGCCCCAGCCTCGTCATTGAAAGTAGCGAATACCTTATCGTTGGAATCACCATCAACCAAGTAAAGGATCTGGGTCCACTCTTCAGACGTTTCAGTTCCTTGGGAGTCATATCCCGTAGAGACAAAGAGATGTACCGAGTTCTCGATAACTGGTCGCTCCGTAATGCGGTACTGCTGTGAGGCAAGCCCGTTTGAGGACCCGAGTAGCCTCATCGATCGTGTCTGGCCCTGTGTAACCGGGACGGTCACCTCGCCCCCGGCAACCGTGATGGAGGCGACAGCGTCTGTCTCATAGACGATAGAGTCATCAAGGCTTTCGATATAGCCAGTAACAACTGCTGTTCCAGCAGGAATAACGACGCTCGCTGGACCAGGGTTAGCAGACTTGAAGGTCACAGTACCAACAGCGGGAACAGCGCTGGAGGGAACATACCCGAGAAGTTCTGCAATCTGCAGGATACTCAGCCTCTGGGTTGCTGTGGACAGGTAAGCCTCGGCCTGCAGACGGTCACCGTAGTAGGACAGGATGTCCCCCATGTAGGAGAGCAACTCCACCAGAACAACACCGAAGTCTCCCTCGGAGCGGCTCTGCCACTCAGGGAACTCCCTGCTGGCATAGTCAAGCAGGGAGGCCTTGAACCCTGCGAAGTCTTTGGATGTGTAGTCAATCGCCGGAACGCTCATCCGCGTATAACCTCACTCACATGACCGCCGACCGAGACGATGGCAGTGTTGGTGTTCTTTGACAGTGACGATGACGTCGAAGCGCTCTCCCTGCGGATGTAGTCCACGGAAACCTCTGCGATGCCGGACCCCTCGGGATGGACAACAGGAACCACCCTTTGCAGGACGACTCCGGGCTCATAGCGGCCCAGCGCCTCCCTGGCCCGGGTAGCAATACTCTCTGCGACTAACTCGTCATCGGGGGCGAATAGCAACTCCATCGTCGGCACGCCGTAATCCGAAAGCACAACTCGCTCCCCCGGCTGGGTGCTGACCAAGGTGCGAACGTGCTGGCCGATCTGCTTATCCGGGTCAGTTATGGACGCAATGGACCCACCCGGGCCGATCGCGAAGGGGTGAAGCAGTTCAGTAGGCATATGCTCATTCTCTCAGAGGGGGTCGGGTTTGTTAGAGATGGGTCAACGAATACCTGCGCTATCAGTGTTGGCTTTGGTAATCGCGACAGCATCAGCAGCACCCCTCTCGTAGTTCGCCAAGATCGTCTTCCAGAAGTCTGCCGTGATGGCCTTGAACGCAGCATCATCGCTCAACGCCGCGTACTGCGGGAACGAAGCCCTTGCAGCCGAAATGAGGCGAGGGACCAGCGAGTCAGGAACAGTGATGGATACAGAGGCCATTGTTGCACTCCTATGTCTTGATGATGAAGTTGACACCTGTGTACGGCGGGAGGCTGCTACTCGCACCGGTTGTCAGAGACCTGTCAGCCGCCCCAGTGGTGACCGCAGTGGTCTGCCCGTCTGTCCAATATGCGTTGTTGACGTCAGTATTGCCCCCAAGAGGGATAGCCGTTCCTGATAACGTCGCATTTGAAGTAACTGTCAGCGTACCAACGTAATCGGGTACCCAATTAGCAATGCCAGAAATAAGTTTTGCTCGTAGTGCATTACCAAAGAAGGCTGCCCGAGCGTGCCCTGCTGTCAATCCGTGACTGTGGGCAGCAACAACATGCTGGTGGTCCGTCTGGCTGTGCAGGTGGTCAACCCCAGTGTGTGTATGACTTGCAGCACCACCAGTAGCACCAGGAGTGCTGCCCATTGGGAACTTGCTGGAAAAGTTGGGCAAGTTGAAGTGGGTACCATCCACAGAGCCAAAAGAGACGCCGATGACAGCGTACAGTGCCGCATAGGAGGCCCGAAGTTGCGAAGAGCCATCACAGGACAGATATCCGGCCGGTGCGGTTGCGCTTCCAAACATAGAGATTGCTCCGGTAGGGACAACTTGGGGTGAGTTGATGCTCCCAGATACCGAAAGCGTTCCTACGGTAATTGTGGCAGCCTCGATGAAGGCGATGGCCGCATAGGACAACGTGCGCTCCACCCAGAGGGTGCCACCCAAGCCCTCCCACTGGGCAACTACATTTCCCGTATCATCTAGTTGCCACCAGACATCCCCAGGTTCGTTTGGTGTGGAACCTGGGGGGCCGCTCACGAAGGTACTTGATTTCAGTTGACCCAGTGCATTAGCAATGTAGACAGGCTTTGTTACATCCCCCCCTGAAAATTGCGCCCAGACGATGTCCCCGAGTTTCGGGATGCTACTGGTTGGGTCCGAGGGCTCAGCCCACTCGCTATCTGCTTCGCCGAGAACCTGAGGTACGCGCAGCATTAACCGCTGCCTCGACAGAGGGTCATCATTCCGCTTGACGACTGCCTTGTACACTCCAAGTATCCGGCTAGACACGGATGTCCTCCAATAACTGTGCTACCCAGGTCTGCGGACCCTGCATGGTCATGTAGGTAGCGTCACTCGTATTAGTAAGTGAAGCCGTCCTGTCGAAGGTTGCTGAGTAAACCTGATCGCGTTCCAGGTCCATCGCTGTCGTGAACATGTCCTTAGTCCGCTGGGCATAGATATCAAATAGATGAGTGACTCCCCTAATAAGCCATAGCCCTACGTTATCCGTTGCAATAGCGGAACCCATAACCTCAACTAGGTCACCAGGGTTTAGTGCTGCGTTACCGTTGATATCTGCCCGTGCCGTGAGCCACCCCTGTGTCGCCAGCATCCTCGCGTCAGCCAGAGACTGGGCTACCGAGAAGTCGTCCACCGCCTTTGTGCTGCTCACCTGATGCAGCATCCCTTCGGCTGGACTTCCGGTCGCATGCAGCGTCCTCGCGGACCGCTTATCGACTCCGAATACCACGGCCTGCTTAGTCTGGCCGGTATCACGGGGGACCATCCTCCCGGTGAGCACTTCGAAGTTTAGGAGTGTCGAGATGGAGTTGCGCCCACGGTCCTGCCGGTAGGTGGGGGTCTCATGTGCCAGTGGGCTGCTCAGCAGGGTGCGCGGGTTGAAGAATGCTCCCGTTGGGCCATCAATGAAGAGTCGGTAGCCTGTCTCCTGAGAGAGCCCCTGCAACAGGGAGAAGTCACTGATCCCAGGCTGTGCCCAGTAAGGGAGCACCCTCGGATGAACCGAGGTGATGGTACGTAGACCATGCTCCCTGAAGACCTGTCGGGCCAAGGCTGAGGCGGATACGCTGCGCCATGACCTAGTCTGCTCTTCGTTCATTGGACCGGATGTCCCTATGAGGACATACCGAAGTATTGTCCCCTTGGTCCCCGCCGTATTTGCGAGAACAGCGTGGTGGTGGACATAGCCATACCAGGGAACTACAGAGTCAAAGCGACGGCCGAAGTCGACCTGGGCAGGGGTCCACTCTGGCCACACAGGTGTCGCCGTACCCGAGCCGAATACCCCGCCGACCTGAAGGTCGACGATGGCAAGGCTGTGTACCCCGAAGGCCTTACGGATTTCACACCGGCTTATGACGGCCTTCTGGACTTCACCGCCAATCGTTAGGTACAGATAGGAGTCAGCCACTGGGGAGTCTCAGAATCGTGCCTATAGGAATCTCAGTCCAGTCAAGAATCTCAGGATTGGCGTCGGCGATCTTCCACCACAGTGACCCGTCTCCATATAGATCCATGGCGAGTAGGTCGAGCCTGTCCCCGTCCTTCATGCTGTAGTAGGTGAAGGAGAAGCCCCAGGGGGTCTGTCGGCTAGGAACGATAGTCATCCGCGCACCACTAGGCCCGTTGACCACGGTGGTCTTAGATCCGCTGTAGCGAGACCGGCTGCCTATCATCGTCCACCCCTCCCCGTATTGCTCGCTGAGTACCCAGCATCCGCGACACCCGTACCCGCCACAACCTCTTTGCGCTCTACCGGGAACAACTGCATTCCAATCTCCAAGGAGCAGCGGTTGGGGATCATCCTTTGCGTGAAGTGTGTGTACGAGATGTTTGCCGATGAAATCACGCCGTGATATGACAAGTGCTTTCCGAAGATAACACGAACAGGAATGTACTGCATGAATGAGGTTGGTGATGCATCGTCGATGCTACCTACATCCACCAAATTAGCCAGCGTATCTGCGATAGTACTTGAGTTATTCACAGAGGAATTGTGGGCGATATCGTATTGGAGATTACCTGTCGGTGTTATATTCTCCGGGGCTTTTGTAAATGCTGTACCCTCACCCAGAATACCCAACATGGCGTAGAAGTGCTTGATATCTGCTACCACACCTAGACGGCTTGTCTCTTTCTGTGCGTCATATACCCATGTTTCATAGGTCCGGTCGAATAGCAGGCTGAATGAAACAGTCTGCGACATAGGCATCATGAAAGTACCAGCGTCGAGGGGGTCCATCCCCGCCTGATCCCCAATGGTGTCCGTGTCAACATTTCCGGACCACTGAATCCCTGAGGGGTTGTACAGAAAGTTGAGCCGCCTATAGAAGCCGTTTACCTTGCCCTTGGACTCTATTCTCCCCCGGAATAGCGTGTTTCCACCTTCAGCCAGGGGGTTATTTATAGCGACCCCTGGGATAGCCCGGATCCGAGGGTCGAAAGGCGGGTTCTCTACGTAGGCAGCACCATCTGTGGGCATTACGCAACACCCTTTGCGATATCAGAAAGTCTCTTATCATTGACGATCGTGTCAACAATCTGTCGACCGACCTTTGTACCCATGGCAGACGTTACACCTGTCCCTAGAATGATCTTTATCGCGTCTTTTCCGAAAGTAATCTGCACGCCTTTGCCACCCAACCCCGTAACTGAGGATATGGGGTTGTTCCCTGCAAGAGCCGCACGAACGGCATCTGCCTGATATGTGGGAAGAATCATCTCACCCTGGTGAACGCGCGCGTCTTGATCCACATCGATATTGGTGGAGCCGACAGCGTAACCCTTCTTCCCCCCGTACTGGGAGAATGCATTATTGGCGAAGCCATTACGCGTAGCCATAGACTTATCGGCAGAACGCTCCATCGTGTCATGAAAGTATTTGACAGCCTGATCGACGCTGGTCATCCCCTTGAGTTTCCCAGTAACTCCAGCGTCGTTCATCTCCTTCATCATGAAGCCTACTTGGGTATCTAGCGACCAAGGGTCACGCTTCCCAGCCCACTTCTGCAGGGAGGCCCATCGCGCGTTTACCGTCCACTGCATGATGCCTCGGCCCGGGCCCCCGCCACCTTGGTGAGAGTTAGGGTTGACTCCGGACTCCTGCATCAGGTTTCCGA